GCCACATTACCAACATTAATCTTGAATACACGCCTCTCAGGGCTTCTCACAATACGATACACCATTACGGCGTCTTCAAGTAGGTTTAACTGCCTCCATATCCTTCTTGCGCCCTCTAAGACGGACGTGCCATAAGGCGCATATGTATCATTACCAAGCAGTCTGAAATGTGTTATCTGCCAGTTATTCAAAATTTTGTTCTGTGTTGACCAACGATAGCGGACAGCCATCGGATTTGCAGGGTCAAACCCCTCTTCCCTCTCAACTTCTTGGACAGGAATGGGAAGGACTCCAACAATACCATGTTCTGGGTCTACCATGTTCAAAAGAAAATGATCTCCCCACTTACACAAAGAGCGAATCCAACTCCACCCATTGAACTCAAAGTTGATCGTATCGTAGAATAGTTCTTCAAGAAGTAGCTTAATCTGGTCATTCTCTGTTACGATTCTTAGGACGTTACCCTTTTCATCATACGTGATCGTTTCATCGGAATATAAGTTGAGCGCGGCATTGAGTTCAGGGTAATATTCCATCTCAGCCAGATCTGAATAGCGCGAATTATGCACAACAATAGAGTCTGTTGCAAAATTCTCATACCCATCAACAGTCAAATCGCCAACCTCAAACTTCCCACATGACTCAACAGATACAACCTTGTGATTGATTTTGCCTCATTGGTTTCAACGAAATTCTTCCAATTAGAATATCCCCACTTCTTTATTCTCCTGTTTATTGTTTCCCACCTTGCTCCAAACTCCTTGCAAACCAACTTAAGCACATAGCCATTTCTTACCGCCGAATCTAGTATATTTTCTTCTGACAGGTCATGCCTATACCCGTAGTTTTTCTCTCCCGATATTGCCAGCGCAGCCTTCTTCCTTGAGATTGGGTTATTCATTGGGTTATTGTTGAGAAGGTGCTGCCTTCTCAATTCCTTAACGTCTTCTCTTTTGTTATACTCAATCAGCTTCGCCCTTCTTTCCCCAGTGTCTTCATCCCAAGCTCTTTGAATCCCGTCCATAATTTTTTTTCTCATGGCTGGATCTTCCCACAGCTTGTGGTTATGTTGTTTGTGTATTTTTAGGTGTTCACTTGGAGAAAGAACTGCCAAGTTTTCTGGGTTATTGTTCTCAGAATTATAGTCAAGGTGGTGAACATGTTCCTTCTTACCGTCTATGTTCCTGCCCAACTTCCACTCTGCGATCAGCTTGTGTTCTGACTGAACCCCGTTTTTATATCTCCTATCCATAGTGTAGATCAAATCATAATTTCTATGCTTCCTTCCATTTCTTTCGTATGCGGAATTGATTTTGAACCTATTAAATGGCATCATCGAATCACCGACCTTTAACTCCCCGGCATCCACGAAATCCCCACTACGAACCATGCATTGATGATCTGACGTGCATATCAAATGACTACCATCATCAAATGTAACCCTTACAGTTTCCTTAACACCGGAACTCCTTGGGTGATGTGCATATGCTGGAACTATCTTTTTCTTGTCATGGTCATAGGTGTATACAATGAACTTTTCCCCATTAGGGTATTTTTCAATAAGTTCGCCCAAAGACACAAATTTTTCTTTGCCGGGAACAGGTATCTTTGTATCAAGCCTTAAACATGATCTATCATATCCTTGATTGAAGAACGTGCTGCTATTATAGATGTTGCTATTCAACAAATGACCCAAGCTTGCCTTTGTAAAGCTCGTATCAATCTTCCCAGACAATGATGTTTTCACAATTGGACCATCACGGAACATCCTATTCAACCTTGTGAATACGTTCCTTGCCTTCTTGATCTTGTTCCTGATTTGCTCTTTTTCTTTTTTGTCTGCCATTTTTACCCCGTCAGTTTACTGTACCATCATATTTTTCAGCGTATTGATAGCTGTCGTAATCATTTCCATTGGAACATCACCAGAATGCACATCAACAAATACTTCCAGCCGCAATATGGCGTCATTGACCTCTTCTCTGATATTAAGGAAGCAGCCATCATCTTCACCATGCTCATCAACAATTTCACTGATGATTCTGCGTAGCTTGCTTTCTGTTAGTTTCATTGTTGTTGTCTCCACTGTTATATCACTGAGATAGTTCAAAACCACTTACTCACCTTCAAACAACATTACTCTATTTTATATCCCTAGCAACATCAACCATACTCTTTCTCAAACTGGCATATGCGCCTCTTTCTGGATCTCTTGAATACCCTTTGCGCTCAATGTCTCTTCTGGTTCGTTCCGCCCTATGGCGCAATAGCTTTCTAAGGGCATCTTTTTCTTCTACCGATAAACTGTCTGGATCATTTAGAATGTTTTTTGCAAAATCTAATATATCATCATCTGTGGGATCTCCCGACATACCGAAGTGTTGTGGCTGAATAGATCCCACTTCCTCTTTTACCATTTCTCTTAGCCTCTTTTCTGTCAATTTCATTGTTTGTTCTCCCATTGTCAACACGTAATATATATGCTGATTACTTGTCCAAAAGCCATCTTAAATCACCCAACTCATTATTTACTGACCTCTCTGTTACTCTTGATTCTTTATCGTTCTGACCAAAGTAGAGTGGTCTATTGTTCATTGTATGTGCGTCTATAATCCCAACATCATTCTTCACTGTGTCGAACGACTTTCTGTTCACTGATATTGCATCTATGAAAGCCTTTGTCATATCCTCTTCGTTTGCCGCTGAAGAAAACATCGAGTGCATAATCCAACATCCAATACCTAATGACATTATAAGGTCATCATTGCATCCTCTTTGTGCTTGTGGTTTACCTCTGTTCCACACAAAAGACTTCATTTCGTCAAGTGTTCTTTCGCCATATAGCCTTACTTGCTTGTTCCTTATTGCTTCTTCTGTGTGTTGCAACATTTGTTGTCTTGTGAATTGATCTGTTGTGAAGCCCATTGTGTATTTGCTTGTGTTGTGATCATAGGCATATACTCCAATCCCGCCTTGTGATGCCATCCCCTTTCTTGAATAATAGATCTGTGTGTATCCCAGTGCCTTCAATGTTTGTAATACTGCCCAGCCTTGGTTGTTGTTTTCGATTACCACTGGAGCTTCGTTGTATGTTTCCGCGACAAATTTCAACAGTGCGGCAAATGAGTCTGTTGGCATCTGGCTTTCAAACTCTGCAACTTGCTCTCTTGTCTTCAGGTCAAACACATGGAATGCTGAGTTATCACTTCCATCGCCCCTTGCAACATCAGCACTTACCATATACTTTCTGCCCTTCATTGGATCTTTGAATATGTATGTTGAGGGGTTGTTTTTGAGCTTGCCGAAATTAGAGTTGGTGTTTAGCATGACGAACTCAATTGTGTCACCATCAAAGAATGTATCACCAGATTGTTCAAATGAGCATAGGTATTCTCTTGCAATCTTTTTGGCAGTCATGCTTTTTGTTTCGCTGTCAAACCACGCCTGATCTCTATCCGGTCTTGCATCCCACATTAACTTGGTAGGAACAAACGGGTTATCACCATTCACACCTTCTTTCCAGAGAGTATGATAGTAATGACCCACACCTCTTGGCGTGCTATTTACAATACAACGACCACCAGTTGATAGTGTCGGAAAAATTGCGCCCCACATTTCTTCAAGGTTGTCAATAAGTGCCGCCTCATCAATTAGGAGTAGTGAGATTGAATCAGAAGCACCGGCATCCATTGTTGTGGCTTCTGCCGATATTCTTGACCTATTGCTGAACTCGATCTCATTCTTGTTATCAATTACAAGATCTGTAACCTTCAACCAATTTGGAAGAAGGGAATACATCAACTTGGCTTTCCTCATTACGTTTCTGGAACTCTTCTGCTTGTTGGCAACGATAACAACATTCTTATCCTTGTGGAACAGGCAATACCATAGAATATATCCAGCAACAATCGTTGAAGCCCCAAGCTGTCTTGCCTTCAGGACAATGTTAAACCGATTCTTGTTCAATGACGTAATCAGTTCTTTCTGGTATTGGAACAGCTTGAATGTAACGATACCCTTATCGAGAGTTGCAATTCTGGCATATGTATTCAAGAAGTAAGAGCAGTTCTTGCCGCACTTTACCATTTCCTTGATTACTTGTTGTTTGGTTAATTTTGCCAAAGGTGTGTTCTCCAAACAAATTAGGTTGTTTAGTTTCTGCTTCTACTATCTAATTGTGCTTGTCGAATGAGAAAAGGAAGGTTTTTTTGGGAGGTATTACAAAAGATTTTACGTGGCAGCTTCACACTCAAAGGTTTCTGGATTACAAGAGTTGGCATCTGGGTCAAACAAATCGCACTCTCCGCAATTATGGTTCTCTCCACAGCCATCGGTGCCACATTCCTTTTTTTCGCAATTAGGAACGCACTCGCACTTGGCTTCTTCATTGCAAAGCTCATTAGCCTCGCACTCGCCGCAAGAACCTTCACAGCCATCACCACCGCACTCCCTATCATCACAGTTGGGGTCACAAACACACTTGTCCTCTACACACTCAAACCCAACATCACACTCACCACAAGTTCCTTCGCATGCATCAGATCCGCACTGGTTCTCTTCATCGCAATCAGGAACACATGTACAAACACCGTCAAGACATTCCTCAACTCCTTCGGCACACTCACCACAAGAGCCTTCACATCCTTCGTCGCCACAAGTCTTGCCATCGCATTCTGGCGCACAAGTCACTTCAACAAACGTTTCCTCTACAACATCAAGAGATGGAACGTCAGCCTCAAAAACCTCTTCTGGAACAACCAAGTCTGTTGGCAAAGCAACATCTTCTACAACAGCAACATCTTCTACAACAGCAACATCTTCTACAACAGCAACATCTTCTACAACAGCAACATCTTCAACGACTGCAACATCACCTTCTGTAACCTCATCAGCAGTTACAGAGTCTACGCTTGGATCTCCCTTACAGCCGCAGCCGGTAGCCAAAATCAACAACAGAAAAACACCAAAAACAAGATACGCCTTCATTGTAAGTCCCTTCATAATCGCTTCCTCCATTAGTTAGTTACGTCTGCTACATAAGTAATCATACAACAACCATACCACAGGGGCACAGAAAAGTAAAACTCTAATTTTAAGGTTTTTTAGGTTAGTTCATAGTTGCGAAATATTCTAAGATAATGCCGCTGTAACGCTGGAGACATCGTCTCCAAAGTTTCGTCTGTTGAAATCTCTTTGAACGACAGGGTGTTCCCTGTTTCCTCTTTGAACTGAGCTTTGAGTTCCTTCACTGCATCATCAAGTCTTTTGTTGCCATTCTCGACACATTCCCTATGAATCGGAGAGTCTTTATAGTCAACAGTCTCCGCTGCAATATAATACAATGTGAACCCTTCGCCAGCCAACTTGATGTTAATGGCTGCATTGGGGTTTAGGGAATCTAAGTCCTCAATAATTGTTGCCATGACACCGTAATCTCTATCTGTTAGTTCCATTTTGGTTCTCCGTTTATTGTTCAGGGTAAAGTTTTTCGGCTTCTTCATAGGCAATTCTCAACACACTGTCTATGGCGGAATCTTCGTCCTCATTAGATGCCGTCACATAATCCCTAATGCCTTGTTTGATATTGTCTCCACCAGAATACTCAACTCCATCCTCAATATCATAAAAAACATCAGTTGCCAGATCTTCTAAACCCTCAACCGCATTTACAGCTAATCCTGACGCATTTAAAGATCCTTCGCGGGGATGCCATTTGGCTATATAATCATCAAAATACTTGGGGAGCGCGTCCCTAAGATTAGACTCTGCCCCCGCGCTGGAATCCTGCTCTTTCAGCACCTTTCGCACCATTGATCTTAACTTCCTTTCTGTTAACCTCATTCTGACCCTCCCGCTTGGCATCACGCATACTGCATGTACCTATATATATGCCCAATGAATCAGTTTAGGAAGATTTTTTTTGATTATTTTACTGGATTTTCACCGTTTTTGTTTCTGGCTCTGGTGGGACAATCTTTGGAACCCTGACTGTAAGAATACCATGTGATGATGATGCTGTGATGCCTTGTTGATCGTGGTTATCACAAAGCCTCCACGAATACTCAAATGATTCATGACGATAGCCCCTCACTTCGGCATTTTCTTCGACATCCTCTTGGTTATGATGAGAGATGGTGAGAGTATCATCAACAACTTCAATTGAAATATCCTTCTTTGGAACACCGGGAACAAGAAGCTCAACAAATACTGCTTTATCAGTCTCCCACAATGATTGAGATGTGATTTTTTGAGTATTCACCTCTTTTGCTGGTGGATAAGGAACGCCAAACAACCTTCTTCCCAAATTCACATAATCATCTGTCCACTCACATCCTCTTTCATGTAACATAACAACCTCCGTATCTTAGTTAACATCACACACCTATAGTATAGTGGAATCTCAGCCCTTGTCAAGCGTTTTTTCAACCTTCTTTAACGTTATTGGATCAATCTCATATACTGTCTTTCTGTCCCGCCACTCATGGTAAAGCCCCATGTCTTCCTTATTTGGTCGCCAGCCTCCATTCCACCTATCCTCTCTACCCTCCACAAAATATACCGAACACTTGAAGCAACATTTGTAAGCGTAATACTTCTTCCTATCTACATCAGCCAACATTCCAAGATTGCATATTGGGCAGTAAAATGGCATCTTGCACTCATCAATTACTCCTTCATGCCTTAGTTTTGACATGGTAGACCAATATCCACCCTCTCCTGCTTTATGCCAAATGCGGACTCTTTTGTCGTCAACCTCTTCCACAAACCCATCTTCTAAATCTTTTTCGCTCATTTCTACACCTCTATATATGCATTATGGTTATCATCAACACCAATATCAATGGTTACTTCAGCCACATCCTGTAAAGCCGGTACGTGCGTAACAACGATAATGCTGGTAAAATACTTCTTCAACTTCTTGAACATCGCCTCAACATCTGCCACCTTATTGACATCGAGAGTCCCAAATCCCTCATCAACAATAAATGTAGAAGACCTTGGCAGATTTGATATCAGACATGGCCCAGCCCTGATTGCCAAAGATGCAACAACCTTCTCCATACCACTGGCAATGGATAATGGTCTTGAAGGTGAGTCTGGGTATTTCAAGTTAACTGAAATGCTGCTGCCTTCTTCGTGGCACAACTCAATCCTGAATGTAACAACATCGTTAAGCAAGTTGTTGATTGTTGCATTGATGACTGGGAGCTTATCGGATAGAATCTTGTGGGAAATACCACCCTTGCCCAGACACTCCAGCAAAACATTGTACACACTATACTTCTTCATTAGCTCTTCGTAGTTGCTTTTTTTCGAAATCCATTCATTCATCATGGCTGTATTTGAGCCAATCTTTTTGTTTAGTGCAGATAACCTCTCTGTCAACCCACTAAGCTCACCGTTCATCTTCCCAATTATCTTCTCAACAACAGAAAGCCTGTCGGCAGAAATCTTGTTCCTCTCCTTTTGCTCTATAGACTCATCATATTTTTCCTTTTCCAG